CGCTGCGCTCATCCACGCGGCCCACAATGACCAGCACAGAAAATTCGTAGGTGTCTAGGCCACGCGCAAATGCGGTGTCGTAGGTGATCGTCTCAGGCTTGATGACGGCGATTGGTGGGTTGATCTGGTCAGGCACCCACGCGCTAGTGCGCAGCCCTGAGATGGTTGCCAGGTTGGTGGCAAGTCCTGAGCGAATGGTGGCAACGTCAGCCATTACGCCACACCGCTGTAACGCACATACGGCGCAACGAGTTGCGCCACATCAGGATCTAGTTGCCGGCTGACCCTGATTGCACCCATATCACCAAAACCGGCAACACCAAGTGGTGAATCAAGGCGCTTGAAGATGCGTGATGCCTGGATGACGGCAGCCTGGGTGATAACACTAGGCACGCTTGGCCAGCCCCAGGTAGTCGTGATCTTGACGCCAATCTCAGCAAAGTCAAAAGGCCACAGGTAATCACCGACAGCACGAATGCGCGTGTAGGGCCAGGTCAGCCCATCCATGTATTGGTTCAGCGGCTCAAGCTGGTAGTCATCGGTGCCCCAGGTGACTTCCCATTGCGCTGGGTCATAATCGCTGGTCTGAATGGTGATCGCCGTGCCAGCAATGTCATCAACGCGCAGAAGGTAAGCGTCATCAGCAGCGAAATAGCGCGTTGCCTCAACTGTGCCAAATGAGCGCCCGCAGTAGCCGTCAATGAGTTCAGATGCGGCAGAACCTGCCATATTGATCAGCGAGTCATCTACCGAATCGGTGATGCGCAGCGCAGCCTTGATCTGTGCGGTGCTGGCGTAAAGCGTCATTACAATCCTTTCGCCCATTCCGCAATGCGGCTGCGAGTCGGTTCCTTAGGTGGCTGTATCTGGTCGGCGTGTTGGCCGTAGTCAAAGTCAATGCGGCCCGTGTTGGTAAACGTTGCGCCCAAGTGAGCAAAGCCCACCCACAGCGCCCAATCCTCAAACGGTGCTAGTTGCGGCTGGAAGGGGATCTGCTCCCACAGCCTGCGCCGAAATGCTGAGCCACAAGGGACAAAGTTGTCATTGACGGCGAGCACATCAGCAGCAGTGAATCCGTGAGGGTGCCAGAAACCACCTCGACCAAACTGCATCCCCATTGCAACCACGTCAGCCTGGGCAAATCGCAGACCATCAAGTGCGTGACCACGGTAGCGGTCATCAGCACCGATCCACACAATCCAATCAGTGTCACACGCGGCCACCGCTGCATTGAGGTAACCGCCGAGGGTGAAGGGCTCATCACCTCGCACCACGGTGTAGTCCTCTAGCCCTGTGCCAATGGCGTTGGTGACTTCCTCAGGCTTGGTTGCGGCAATGACGATCCTGTCGGGCTGGGTGTTCAGGTTGCGTACCGAGCCCGCCCAGGCTGGTAGAAACTTCGTGTAGGTGTGGCAGGTAGTCACCACGCCAATGGTTGGAAGACCGTCCTCGCGCGTCATACCCACGCCCAGAACTTCGGTGCCTGCTCCGCCATCACCGCAAACAATTCGCCAGGGTCACGGCGACCAGCCAATTTGTTGGTCACGATGTCGCAACCAGCAGCCTCAGCCTCAATGAGCGTGCGCGGGCAAGAATCAAAGCCCTTGGGAAGGAACACAAACCAACGGTGCGTAGCCATCTCTGCGAGCACTTCAGCGCGTGGTGCATCAGATAACTCATCCAATGGCACTTCGGCCCTCAGCGCCCAAATTCTGGCGTTTATGCGCCCTTTCTGGGGATGGTTACGCGCTGCCCACAATGCCCTGTTCTGCTTAGCCTGCGGCTGGATCTCATCTAACGGAATGTGCCCGTGACACCAGAGCGCTTCAACGCCTGACCATTCACGCTCAACCTGGCTGTGCGCTTCGCTCATCGTCACAAACGGGTCAGCAGCGGCAAACAATTCTTGGCGCGCCTTGCTCGGTTGCTGCTGGTGATGCACCCACACCAGCGGCTTCGTACCAGCCAATGCGCGCATGGCCTCAGGTGTCAGCAGGTCTGTGCCGGTAATGACCACGCGGTCATAGTCGAGCGCCTGCGCCCACTGCTCATGACCCAGAACTGTCACGTCATAAGGGCTGGCAGCAATCATGGCCGCGTCGGTCATCTCCGCGCCACCCACCATGCCGTCAGGCAGCATCCACGATGCACCTTCGCGGGGTAGGTGATGAGTCACCCAAGCGACCCTCACAGCACGTCCAAGATTGGCCGCCAATACTTGGCAAACACTTTGTCAGCGTCATAGCCAGCAGCAAAGTCAATGGCCTTAGTGCTGGTGCCTTGACCACGCGCGTAGGCCGCTTCAAGTGCCTCAATGATGCTGCCAATGTTGGGGGTCAGCCACCACGACTTCTGCGATTGATCCCACACAGGTTGGCCCTGCACTAACCACCCGTCACCGAGCAGCTCAGGCTGGGCCGTGAAGTCTGAAAGTATCGCCGGCACACCACATGCCTGGGCCTCAATCGCGGGGATTCCGAAACCTTCACCCATTGAGGTCTGCAAGAAAACATCCATAGACGAATAGATCGCGGCAAGCACCTCGTTCGGTATGCCGAGCCGATGCGCGTATTGATCCACGAAAACAATGCGGTCATCCTCGATGCCACACGCCTTGGCAAGTGCTCGCAAGTCAATGCCACCCATTGCGCCCTTGGCCTCGGTGTGGACATAGAGCACAGCATCGGTGCGCTTCTTGGCCCACATTCCAAATGCGAGGAACATCTCAGGAAATGCCTTGCGGTTGTAACCGTGCTGGCCGCCCTTATTGGCTGAATTGACGCCAACCACGAAAGCATCCTGCGGGACTTCCATGAATTCACGCGCAAGCATTTTGCGACTGTCAGCCATCGTGATTGTCTTGGATGGCTTGAAAACTTTGGTGTCAATGGCGTGCGGTGCGTACAGGCACTCAATGTCAGCATCAGTGAGCATCTGTTCACCAAAGCGTGACATGGCAATAGGGGTGACGTTCGGCCGCTTGCACCAAGCGAGCACGTCAGGTGGGGCAGGTTGGTGGTCAATAGGCACCCATGAGGCAATGCTGTCCACCATGTCCCACTGCTGACCCTTGAAAACCCACACGTCAAACAGGGTGATCAGCAGCGGGTCAAGCCCAGGATTCTCATGCTGCCATGCAGCCATGTGCGCCGGCACCACATCGTTGCTGTAAATGTCAAAGCCGCGAGGGAAGTGCTTCATGCCTTCCCACGTTTGCACGGTGCCTTCTAGCCCGTAATTGCTGGCAATGGCGACCGCGTGCCCATCCTTTTGCAACCGCTTGGTCACTTGGGCTGTCTGCATTCCATAGCCAGTGGTGGCCCAGGCTGAGTTGCTGCTCCAGAGGATTGCTTTGCCGGCTTTGTCTCGGCGTGCTGGGTTGCCGCTTCGTTTGCTCACGCAGGTGTCTTTCTCATCGCAGGGTTAGTGAAACCTGAGAAGGGGCCACGTCCTGCGCGCCGTGACCCCTTCCCAGGGGTTAAATACAAAAACCGCCCAAGACGTGGGCGGTTATTTGCAAGATTCTGTCACTTTAGGTATTCAATGGCTCGCCATAGAATTTGAAGTGAGTCGTTAGCCATTCCAAGCATGGCATTGCATTTTCCGCATAAAAGACCACGCACACATTTGCCACAAGTAAATTCAGAATCGCAACATCCGTGATCGTGGTCAATATGAATATCTGTGCGTGACGTAAAACGCTTTTCACATATTGCACACTTATTGTCGCATTGATCTATCAATTTTTGCAGATCATTAAATGACAATCTATATCTAGACCGCAAAAAAGATTCTTGAGTAGATCGCTGTTTAATAATCTTTCGACACTCATCAGAGCAATATTTTCCGCTGCCACTAGCTCGAACAAACAAATTGCCACATTCAGCGCACGGTGTCGGCTCTCGCATTGCCCGTCGTTGCTGTTTTCTCCAGGTTGATATTGCAAGATCCCTGCAATTTGGAGAACAAAATTTTTGATTGGATGCACGGGCCAAAAATGTATTTTTACAATGTGCACAAGTGCGTTCTACTAACAAATGCGTGTATGGCGCCGCCCTACGCATTGCTTGAATTGTTTCTGATTTTTTTTGTCTCGCTTGCCAGCAAGTTGAACACAACTCAACTCGTCGGCCAGATGGGTAAATGGCGAGATTGTCATTTATCGCGCCACATCTGCGACACGCTTTGTCATGTTTTCGCTTTGTCACCTATTAAGTGTACAAGCGAAACCTATGTAGGGGGCCAGACACGCCGACCCCCTACAAGGTTATTTAGGAGGCTGCACCAACAAAGTACTTAACATGAGAACTTTGCGGGAGTCCACCATCAACCCTAAAGGTTGCGCGGAACGTCACCAGATCATCGGAGAACGCGAAGTCATCCGAGCGATCAAGGCGGATTCCACCAACCTGGCGCACCATGTACGAAGGCAGGTGACCAGCGATCAGCGACTTAGCGCTGGTTGCCGGATCAGCCATTGCTGGGTTCTCAATGAGCGGGAAGCCCAACACGCGGTCGGGGGTTCCCTCAGCGAGAGAAGGTTGGAACACAAACGCTCCGTTGCCGTCTACCAACTTGCGTAGACCGGCGATTGCCTTGCCATTGCCCATGACGGCGAAGCCAGGCAGACGGCGTGCAGCAGCATCAGCTGCGTACACAAGATCCACCACATTGTTGTAGGTGAATGCACCTGAAACACCAGTGCCACCAGTGACGCCGGAACCAGCCGAGGCAACAATGCCGTTGGGCTGAACCGTGCCAGTGCCCGTGGTCAGCGCGGTGTTCACTGCGTAACCGAGAGCCTGGCCAACGTTGGTTCCGAGGTAACCGAGGATGTCCACACCGGCATCTTCGATCATCTCGCGCGACACCTGGGTGAGGAACGAATACTTGAACGCACCGAGGGTCAAGAACGCTTGGAACGTCGGATCACTTTCACCAATGGTGGAAGCCTCAGAAGTCACTGAACCAGTGCTGTAAGCATTGGTGCGCGGAATCTGGAGGGACTCGCCACCAGCGGTGTTGATGACAGTTGCAACTTCAAGCATGGGGCCCGTATAGCGCGCCAACAGCATCACAGAGTCATAAAATGACGTAGGTACTGGCGCGCCAGTGCTGGCGGTGCTGACATCACGACGCTCAAAGTTGAGCGAGCGAACTTCACCGCGAGCAAGTGCGCGAAGTGCCTCTGCATCGCTCTGCGGTGCAACAGCAACGGAAACGGCGCGGGCCTCAGCATGTGCGGCGGTGGCCTCTGCAATTTCCTTCTCACGCATCTCAAGTGAGCGCATGTCATCAATGATTGCCTTGCGGCGATCCATGTCTGCAAAAGCGCGATCAACTGATTCACGCTCTGTGGAATCGAGTGAAC